AGCGGGTGCATTTGCGGGTGTCATGCTGGCGCGTATCACTACAACACCATTATTCAGACTAACCAAGCGACGCATGCCAGCCAGTTAAAGGCTATCTCGGATGAGGCATCCGCCGCAACACGTCAAGCTATGTTACGCATGGAAGACGCCCAGCGCGAAAAAGCCCGATTAGATACGTATTACACACAGGAGCTAGCCCGTGAAAAAGCCCAATCTCAAGCCTTGCGTGATGATTTGTCTACTGGCCGTCGTCGGTTGCAGTTCGCCCGCGCCGACCTTGCAACCTGTCAGCTCACCGCAAGCCATCATTCCAGCGCCCGCACCGTGGGCGATGGAGCCGAAATCCAATTCTCTGTTGAAGCTGGACTCTTGTTGAAGATATCCGAGCCGATATCAAACGAGATCAGGACAAACTCGACTACTTACAAGGCTATGTAAAGACGTCGTTAAAGAGTGCCGCAGAGAGGTCACACCATGAAGATGACACCGTTATTACGGCCTGTATGCCCGTGTTAGTCGTTGCCGCTTTTCTGGTGTACTTGGTTATTTTCCTGAGTACAGGGTTTTGGTTACGTGTTGTCAGTACCTGTGACCGCGCGCAAGCCCTCAGTAATCGACCCACTTATTTAGACGGCCTTGTTTGCCGTTATCACGATACCCATGAGGCTATCAAGCCTCCATCCTCAAGGAGTTTAAGATGAAAAAACGCCCACAAAAAGACGTAAAAAGACGTTTTACTGTCGATTAACAGCCAGTTAAATCGGATTGAACATCGAATTGAACGTCAAATGGAAAACATGGATGAGCAAATTGACCTCATTCGTGAAGAGGCAACCAACGGGGCTATTCGCCGTGGTTATGTGGCAGGCGCTATCTCAGGTGGTGTCACCGCGTGTGTGGTCAGTACGGCGGTGATTTTAATCCGCGCGAAAATGGGCTTGTAATTATGGCGTATCCGCAAGAGACACGCGATAAGTTACGGCGCGCCTACATTTTTAGCCAGCTTTCCCTGGAGGTGGCGGCGAGTCAAATGGCGTGGCCTTTGCGACCGCGCGGCGCTGGAAGAAGGAAGCCCAAGACAAAAATGACGATTGGGACAAAATGCGTGCCGCGCACATGTTGGCAGGTGGCGGTGTCGAAGATGCAGGTCGTGCGGTATTGATGAGCCTTGTTGTGCAATGTCAAGCCGTGACAGAGAAAATCAATACAAACCCTGATATTCCTGCCGAGAAGCGTGTAGAGCTATTGGCAAGCCTTGCAGATGCTTTAATAAAGCCACGTCCGCCAGTAAAAAAATACTGCCTGAAACGGATAAATTGGCTACGGCCATCGATGTGATCCAACGGTTCGGGCAGTTTATCAGTGACAAGTACCCACAACACAACGTGGTGTTTGTGGAAATTTTAGAAGCCTTTGCCGAAGAATTGGAGCGTGCATATGGATGAAATTAAAGAACAATTAAAAAACTATCAATATCAAATACGTGGTTTTTTTGCGACGGAAGCAACCGAAGAGAAAAGCACCTGTTAGCGGAAGCAGAAAAAGAGACACAAGCGTTCATCGCTCAGTTACAGGAGCGCTACCCTAATTATTTAGGTTTAATGGCGTGCTATTGCAGTTCTTGATACGATGATGAGTTGGGAATAAGCGTAATGGCGAAAAAGGTTTCCTTAAAAGCGTTTAAAGCCTCATTACAGGACTACATCACCGAACTGCGCCAAACCATTGAGGCGGAGTGCTTAGGCTTTGATGCTGACCCCGAGGCTGCTGAGGCAAGGCGATCGCAAGTAGCAGATGCCGAGAACGGCTACAGCTTCTTTGTGGAAACCTATTTCCCACATTATGTGCGTCACCCTTCCCGTAGTCAGTTGCATGATTATCTTTTTAGTCGTTTACCTGCCATTGTTGCCAGTTCAGATGCTGAAAGTGACGCCATCGCCGCACCCCGTGGTGAGGCTAAATCGACGCTCGTCAGCCAACTCTTTACGCTGTGGTGCATTATCCGTGAGTTGAAAAAATACCCTGTCATCATTATGGACAGTATTGACCAAGCGTATCCTATGCTCGAAGCCATTAAGGCCGAACTGGAATATAACCCACGACTGAAAAATGATTACCCTGATATTTGCGGTCAAGGGCGTACTTGGCAGATGGGGACTATCGTCACACGCAATAATATCAAAGTGACGGTTGCGGGTAGCGGTAAGAAATTGCGGGGTTACGACATGGCCCATATCGCCCTGACTTAGTGGTGCTCGATGATATTGAAAACGATGAGATGGTTCGTAACCCTGAGCAGCGCGAGAAGCTGCATAACTGGTTAAAAAAGACGGTGATGCCACTCGGTGAAGCAGGCGGCAAAACTGACATTGTTTACATCGGAACCATCTTGCACTATGACTCGGTACTCTCTCGTACCCTCAACAATGCCATGTGGCGGACGGCACGGTTTAAAGCCATTCTCCAAATGCCCGCCAATATGAAATTGTGGGATGAATGGGAAACCTTGATCCACAATAAACAAATTGATGAAGCTGAGCGCTTCTACCATGAGAATGAGCCTGCGATGTTAGAGGGGCCATTGTCTCTTGGGCGGCACGCCCACTGTTAACCCTCATGAAAATTCGTGCGCGTGATGGTCATGATACGTTTGACTCCGAATACCAAAATGACCCCGTGAGCGGTGAAGATGCGATTTTTGCAGGCTGTATTACATGTTGGTCAAACCATCTCTCTGATTGGATTTTTACGGGCATGTGACCCAAGCCTCGGTAAGCAGAATAAAACCCGTGACCCATCAGCGATTTTAGTTGGTGGATTTAACCGCATGACAGGTATTCTCGATGTGGTTGAAGCGGATATTAAACGCCGTTTACCTGACCGCATTATCTCTGATGTGATTGACTATCAGCGCGAATACGGCTGTTTAACGTGGGCGTTTGAATCCATCGCCTTCCAGGAGTTTTTACGTACCGAATTAGTGAAGCGTTCTGCGATGTTAGGAATACCCGTTCCTGCTATCCCTGTCATTCCAAACAGTGATAAAGCCCTGCGCATTGAGTCATTACAACCTCATATGGTCAATGGGCTTATTCGTTTACACGCAACACAACACACGCTGATTGACCAACTGAGACACTTTCCCAAGGCTGACCATGATGATGTCCTGATGCCTTACACATGCTTTGGTCTTTGGCGGTTTCTCGTGCAGGTAACACCGATATTCAAACTCGCCCCCGCCGACCTGAAGGTCGACGCTTTGGGTCGGGTGCTTGGTAGGAATTTATTATGTCAAAAATTGTGGATATACACGGTAACCCGCTACAACGTGAAGTTTTTAAAACGTCACAAACCGTAAAATTAGCACGGATGAGTCGCATTTATCCTGATCATCCCTCACGCGGACTCACTATCCGTAAGCTTCCGCGTATCTTACAAGCGGCTGAACGGGGCGACTTGAGTGCGCAGGCCTGCCTCTTTGGGATATGGTCGAACGTGACGGCCATATCTTTGCCGAAATGGAAAAGCGCAAGAATGCGTTATTAACGCTAGATTGGTCGATTGAGCCACCGAAAAATGCCACCAAAGCCGAGCTAGACATGACCGCGAACGTGCAAGCCTGGTTTGATGCGATGCCTGAAATTGAAGACATTATCCTCAATGGGATGGAAGCGGTGGGGCATGGGTTTAGTTGCCAAGAGTTGGAATGGGATCGTCTTGATAACACGTGGTTACCTAAAGCCTTGCACCTGCGTCCCCATTATTGGTTCCGCACCTTACCTGAGCAACGCGACGAAATTCGCCTCAACACCGATGAAATAGATGGCTCTGAGCTATGGCCGTTTGGTTGGCTGGTTCATCGTCACAATGCTCGTAGTGGGTTTATTGCCACCAGTGGGTTATTCCGCGTACTCGTCTGGCCGTATCTGTTTAAAAACTTTTCGTTGCGTGATTTTGCTGAGTTCTTAGAGATTTATGGCTTGCCTGCACGAATTGCCAAATACCCTGCGGGCACGTCCGATGAGGACAAAGATAAACTGTTAGATGCACTGGTTAACTTGGGGCATGATGCGGTTGCAACGGTTCAACAAGGGACAGACATCCACTTTGAAAGTGCCGCAGGGGTGGCTCTGACCCGTTCATGGAAATGATTGCCTGGGCTGAACGGACACAATCCAAAGTGATTTTAGGGGGACATTAACCTCACAGGCGGACGGAAAAAGCTCTACCAATGCCCTCGGTAATGTGCATAACGAAGTGCGTCACGATTTAAAAACCGCCGATGCTCGCCAGCTTGAAGGCATGTTTCGCCAGCTTATTCAAATGTTATTGGCACTCAATGGCTATCAAGACGTGAATCCGCGTCGTTTACCGCGTTTTGTGTTTGATACCCGTGAAGCGGTTGATTTACCGCAGTTTGCTGATGCGGTGGGTAAGTTGGTAGCCGCAGGTGTGGAGAGTATCCCTGTTTCTTGGGTGCATAAGAAAGCCGCTATTCCGCAAGCCCAAAAGGATGAACCTGTATTGCAAGCGCGTCAATCCCTGCCGTTGTTACCCACACCATTAAGCTATGGTCGTTCACGTCACGGTTTGGGCGTGCTGAGTCAAATGGTAGAAGCAGACGGAATAGATCCAGCACAAATCACCCTCGATAATGCACCGCCGCAGTCTGACACCATTGGGGCAGCCATGAGCCAACTCTTAACGCCGATGGTGGCCGCACTCAAGCAAGGTAAAAGTGTGGATGACGCCATGAATATTATTGCGCAAGGTTACCCACTCTTGGATGACAGCACGCTTCAAACGTTATTGAGCCAGGCTATCTTTGTGGCGGATGTGTGGGGGCGTCTCCATGCCGACAGCTAAACAAGCGGTGGATTTACGCTACGCCATGAGCCTCCCCCCTGCGGAGGCGATTGCTTACTTCGAAAGTAAAGGCTATGCCGTTGGTTTCCATTGGTATGATGTTGAAGCGCAAGCCCACGCCAAAGCATTTACCGTCGCAGGCGTGCTCAAGCTTGATGTGTTGCACGATATTCGCCAAGCTTTAAACGAAGCCCTTGAAAAGGGGGAGACCTATGCCGACTTTGAACGACGCCTCATCCCCATTCTTGAGCAAAAAGGCTGGCTCGGGAAAGGCTTGGTTGCGGATATGGATACGGGGGAGCTGCACGGCAAGCGCTTAACGCCACGTCGATTAGACACCATTTTTCAAACCAATCTGCAATCCTCGTACATGGCGGGACGTTACAAGCAGCAAATGGCAACCGTCGAGGAGCGTCCTTATTGGGAGCGCGTGGGGATTATGGATAATCGTATTCGTCCTTCTCATGCGGCACTTAATGGGTTTATTGCTCGCTATGACGATCCGATTTGGCAAACCATTTACCCGCCTGATGGTTACCGTTGTCGCTGCCGTGTGCGCACACGCAGTGCCGAGGATGTTGAGCGTTTGGGGTTGATGGTGCAATCCTCTGAGGGCGCTTAGTAGATGTTGAACAAGAGTATGGCGTGCCAGGTGAAACCCGAACCGTCACCGGCTTTAAAAATCCGAAAGACGGTCAAGTGTATACGCCAGACCCAGGTTTTGGTTTTAATCCTGGACAGGTTAGCTATCAACCTGAATTAGATAAATACCCGCCAACGGCCGCGAGTCAATACATCACAGGCTCACTCACAGGCGCGGACTTTCGTTTAGGGTATCAAGAGGCGGTCAATGCCACACAACCTAACCCTGCACAACGTTATCCCATTGCCGCGCGTCCTCAATCTTCCGCACCCAATACAGATGCATTTTATGTTGATGCGCCCACCATTAAGGCACTCGCCCAACAGGATATCACGCAAGCCGATTACTTATTTGTACAGCAAATTATTGAATCACCTCAAAAAATGCGTTTGGGTGAGGATGGGGTTCAATACTATGCAATGCAACACGAAAAGCGTTGGTGGGTAGTTGAAGTTAAAGATAATCAATTGCAGCGTGTCACCACGCAAACCGACTTTTGAGGTTAATATGATCACCGTCAAAATTGATACACGCGAATACGAAGCCGCACTGCAAAAGCTGGTCGAGGGTATCGAAAGTCGCGCGCCATTGATGCGAAAATTAGCGGGGATGATGGCGGATGCGGTAGAGGAAAACTTCGCACAAGAAGGTCGCCCCGCGTGGTTGGGTTGGAGTCCGGCTTATGCGCGCCGTCGAGCAGGCGGGAGAATATTGCAAGACAGTGGGCGATTAGCCAGCAGCATCGGTCAATACAGTGATAATGACAGTGCCGTCGTGGGCACCAATGTCAAGTATGCGCGTATCCATCAGGAAGGTGGCGAGATTAATATTCCAGCTCGCAGTCAGCAAGCCTACTATCGGCAGCGTAAAGACGGCACCGTGGGTAATCGTTTTGTTCGCAAGTCGCGCAGTAACTTCAGTCAATACCACACGTTACCCGCCTATAAAATCAAAATCCCTGCGCGACCTTTCTTGCAATTGGACGAGTGGGATCAATACCGTATGACGTTAACGGTGGAAGATTATTTAAGCCGACTGATTGAATAAGTTAAAATAATGTCTGTAAGACGTTGTGAGCCGTTTTAATGAATTAGAGTGTCATTGTTCATGGTTGGATGTTTAAAACGTTTTTAAACGGGGTTTAAATGCGTTATCGTAGAGATTGCATTGTAAGCCCTCAGTCATTTTAATTTTCCCGCTTTATCACCGAGTGCTGAACCTCTTCACACACTCCCCCTTATTGGCAGTTGTTATGCTGCCCGCATGAAAAAATACATTGCTGTTTGTGTCGCTGAAATTCTCAGCCAAAACCTTAACGAAATCCAGCTCTTCCCTGCTGGCGAGTTTCGTGCTGTCGATGGTCGCCCCGTTGAATGTGACGCTTGGTTAATGACGCGTGAAATCGCTGAAACGTTGATTGCACAAGTCGCAGCCCGTCAAACACCTTACGTGATTGACTATGAACACCAAACCCTCCGCGCGTCTCAAAATGGTAAACCTGCGCCCGCAGCGGGTTGGTTTACGGCGTTGGAATGGCGCGAAGGCGATGGTCTTTATGCTATCAACGTGGAGTGGACGGAAGCGGCAGCAGCGGCCATTACCGCCAAAGAGTACCGCTTTATTTCCCCTGTTTTTAACTATGACAAAAACGGTCATGTGACAGTCTTGCTTCATGCCGCACTGACCAACACCCCCGCAGTAGATGGTATGGATGAAGTGATGCTTGCCGCTGCTTCTCAGTTTGCTGCACTTTCTCAACCCACCGAAGAGGATCTCACTGTGGATGACGAACTCATCAAAGAGCTACTCAGTAATCTGCGTTGGATGCTGAATTTGCCTGCCACCGCCACGGCAGAAGATATCAAAACAGAACTGCAAAAAGCAATTGACCTGATTTCAAACGGTCAAGGCACGACCGTCGCCGCCAATCAAAGCTTAGTGGATTTACTCAAAGGCAAAGAAACCTTGATTGCTGACCTGTCCAGTAAAGCCTACGACCCAACCAAACATGTGCCACTTGCAGGCTATCTTGAACTGCAAGCGAAGTACAACGAAGCGTTGAACGCAGGTCAGCAACAGGAAGTGAATGGCCTGATCCAGGCGGCACTTAGTGATGGGCGTCTCAATACGGCCATGAAAGGTTGGGCGGAAGAGCTAGGGCGTAAAGACCCTGACGCACTTAAAGGTTACCTCGAAAAAGCTACCCCGATTGCGGCATTAACACAACTGCAATCCAAGGGTAAAGCCCCCGCAGGCGCAGAGCAAAGTACCTCTGTGACCACAGAGCTGACTGAAGACCAGTTGGCGATTTGTAGCCAATTCGGGCTTGACCCCGAAGAATTTAAAAAACAGTTGGGAGAGTAACTCATGACCCAAGATAGAAATACCCCTCACCGTGACGGTGAATTGTTTGCGGTACGTTGCGCTGCTGCCGTGCGTATCTATGGCGGGCACATTGTGTGTGCTAATGCCGACGGGTTTGCTGTCCTAGGCGCACCCGGTTTAACCGTGCTGGGTGTTTCGGATGATTTTGCCGATAACCGCGATGGTGAACAAGGCGATATCAGTGTGATGGTGCGTCGCCAAAAAGCCTTTTGTTTAGGCAACGATACGGCTAAGCCTGTCACGCAAGCCCATGTAGGTAAATTGTGTGATGTGAAAGACTCTGTGACGGTGTGTGAGGCTGGAGAGGCCACGACTACCCCTGCGGGTCGTGTGTTGGAAGTCACCGAAGATGGTGTTTGGGTCTCGATAGGTTAATTAGGAAAATACCATGATTGTGAATAAAGCCAATATCAGCGCGTTATTTGTCAGCATTAATATGACATTTAACAATGCATTAAAAGAGGCGCCTTCAACCTGGCAAAAAATTGCCATGAAAGTGCCGTCGACGGGGAAATCTGAAGATTACAGTTGGTTATCCAACTTCCCTGCGATGAAACGTTGGGTCGGTGAAAAAGTGATTAAATCACTCTCCGCCCATAAATACACCATCGAAAATGACGACTGGGAAGCCACGATTGAGGTCGACCGTAACGACATTGAAGATGACAGCACCGGTAAATATGCGGTTCAAGCCAAAGGTGCAGGTCGCTCTGCGGGCATGTTGGCTGACGAAATTGTCTATGAAGTCCTTAACCTCGGTTTTGAACGTCCGTGTTATGACGGCCAATACTTCTTTGATACTGACCACCCTGTCGGTAAAAACTCGGTTTCCAATAAAGGCACGAAAAAACTGTCCATTGCAACACAGGCAGCCGCTATGGCGTCTTACGGTGCTGCGCGAACGGCTTTGCGTAACATGAAAGACGACGAAGGTCGCCCGCTGGATGTGAATCCCAATATATTACTGGTTCCCCCTGCGCTAGAAGATATTGCAAATGCCCTCATGACCGCTGACCGTTTAGAAGATGGCAAGGTCAATATCTACAAAGGCACAGCCGAAGTCGTGGTCTCGGCGCGTATCACCTCAGATACAGCGTGGTTCTTACTGGATACCACCCAAGCTGTTTTACCGATTATCTACCAAGAGCGCAAAGCGCCTGTGCTGGTTGAACAAACCGACATGAACAGTGACGGCGTCTTTAAGCGCAAAAAATTCCTGTTCGGTGCCGAAGCACGTGCCGCAGGGGGCTATGGTTTTTGGCAATTAGCCTATGGCTCAACAGGGAGTGATGCGTAATGCCGATTATTATTACTGCGAAAGTGAATGGGTTTCGTCGCTGTGGGATTGCGCACAGCGACACCGCGACGGAGTACCCAGACGACCACTTCACCAAAGACCAGTTAAACGTGTTGCAATCTGAGCCGATGCTTGTGGTCTCTGTGGGTGACGCGGGTACAGAAAAAACACAGCCTGATGCGGGTGCAGAGAAACAAATCAGTGCATTGAAAGCGGAAGTGAAGCGCCTGACGGATGAAAATCAAGCCTTACACGCAGAGCTTGCTCTCTTAAATACGCCTAATGCGCCCATAGAGCCATCCAAAAATAAAAAATCGGATGATAAACCCGCACCGAAAGGCAAATAAGGGAGCCTGCTATGTACGCCACACAAGATGACATGGTTAAAGCGTTTGGTGAGCGTGAGTGCGTGAGCCTCACTGATGAAGCCATGACAGGACAAATCAATGCTGAGGTGATGGTTTATGCGCTAGAGCGTGCGAGCAGTGAAATTGACGGTTATCTTGTGGGGCGTTATGCGCTCCCCTTTGCAGATGGTGCTCGGATATTGACGGGGCGATGCTGTGACATTGCTCGTTACCATCTGGCAACAACGTATAAGATGTCCACGCCTGAAATCCAGACACGCTATGACGATGCTATTCGTTTTTTTGAGCGCGTGGCTGAAGGCAAAATTAGTCTGGGGCGTTCCGATAACGGTCAAGTGATCAAGTCGTCTTCACAAATGAAATTTGGGAGCAGTCAACGTCAGTTTGGCCGTGACTCAACGCGCGGAGGTGCATTTTGATCACTCAAATTGAAAGCAGCATCATTCAACGTCTAACGCTGGGTATGGGGCGTATGTTACGTGAAGTTGCCAGCTACAGTGGTGAACTCGATGTGGATATGGGCAATATCATCCGGGCATTTCCGGCGGCTTGGGTAACGTTCGGCGGGATCACAAACAGCAAATACACCAGTACCAGCCGACAGAAAGTGATTGTGACAGGTAAATTTGTGGTCATGGTGGGTGATTATAACACGCGTAGTGATGCTGCAAGCCGTATGGGCGGTGCCAACCTGAATGAAGTGGGTACGTATCGACATATACACGGTGTTCGTCGTTTGTTAACCGGGCAGGATTTGGGGCTGGCCATCGACCCATTGATGCCTGGTGTCGTCAGAACGCTTTACAACACGCAAGTCAATGAGCGTGCACTGTCAATTTTTGCGTGTGAGTTTGAAACCCGTTGGCATGAGCAGGTTCTGGCGAATGGCACTTGGCCTGAATTTACCAGCAACCCTGACGAAGCCGATAACCTTTTTAATCTTTATCGCGGCAAGCTTCAACAGCCCGACCCTGATTTGTTGCGTGTCGGATTGCACTATGACCCACCGGGTGCTGGCAGTGCTGAAGCGCCTGCGGACTTAGTGCCGACAAGGAAACCCAGACCATGAACACACTGTTAGTGAAAGCCGCACCCACTTTACGGGTGTCATTTGAATATCAGCACCGTCGCTATATTACCGATGTTGAGGCGGTATCTGTGCCTGACACCGCTTATTACCGCCGCCTACTGACTAACGGTGATTTAGTCTTGGTGAGCAAGAAAGCCACAAACAAAGGACAAAAATCATGACCGTAACCTTTGATACCATTCCGGGTAGCATTCGCAAACCTGGGAAATATTTTGAATTTAATACGCGTATGGCAACGCGTACGTTGCCTGGTAATCCCCAAACGCTCTTAATTATTGCCCCTATGTTATCGGCCGCACAAGCAGAGCCATTAATCCCCATTGATATTGGTGATGATGATGCGGCAGCTAGCGCATTTGGTTCTGGCTCACTTGCACACATCATGGCGAAATCGGCGATTGAAGCAAATAGCTATTTACAATTGCAGGTTATAGGGATTGAAGAAGCCACGGCAGGTAAAAAAGCCAGCGCCACCTTGACCATCAGCGCGCCTGCCACGCGTGGTGGCACGCTCTCACTCTTTGTGTGTGGTGAGCGCCTTGATGTCCCTGTTGAAACAGCAGATACCGTATCGACACTTAATCAGGCACTTATCGATATAGTCAATGCGAAAACACACTTACCTGTCGTAGCTTCACTGACCGATGAAGCCAATGGCACCGTGACGCTCACCGCGCGTCAATCCGGTGATTGGGGTAATGATATTGTTATTGATGTGCAATCGACGGCCAAAGGGGTGACGGCAACCGTGACCGCGATGGTCGGCGGTGAAAATAATGCCGATATTCAACCTGCGCTTGATGCCGTATTTGCGGCAGGTCATAACATTATTTCTATTCCATTTAGTGATAAAGCCTCGCTGTTAAAATTACGCACCCATTTAGAAAAAGTCAGTGGTGCCATGGAGCAACGCGGCGCAATTGGTACGGCTGGCTGGACAGGCACGCTCAGTACAGGAACCACTCTCGCCAGTGACATTAATGATGGTCGGACATCAATCGCATGGTATCCAGGCTCAGTAAAATTACCGAGTCAAATCAGTGCGGCGTATGGTGCTGTCATTGCTTCGGAAGAAGACCCTGCGCGTCCACTCAACACCCTTGAACTGAAAGGGTTAGATATTGCCCCTGTGACCAAACGCGCGGGACGCAATGAGCAAGAAAACGCCTTGCACAATGGCTTAACACCGCTTGAAGTGGGCGCAGGTAACCGTGTGCAGATTGTGCGCGCCATTACCACGTATACCCGCAATGTGGAAGGCGTTGAAGATACCGCGTTACTGGATTTAACCACCATTCGCACCTTAGATTATACCCGTAAGGCGTGCCGTGAGCGTATTTCGCAGCGTTTTCCACGCAACAAGCTCAATGAGCGCACGCGCGTGAAAGTCCGCTCTGAGCTGTTGGATGTACTGATTAAACTCGAAGAGGAAGAAATCCTCGAAAACGTGGAAGAAAACAAAGGGCTATTGTTGGTTGAGCGTGACGGTAAAGACCCTAATCGCCTGAATGCCGCTATCCCTGCCGATGTTGTCAATGGCTTGCATGTGTTTGCGGGTCGCATTGATCTGTTCGTCTAAGGAGAACACTGATGTTAGAAGAATATGCAGGTGCGATTGTTTTAGAAATTGACGGTCGCGAAGTGGAAGTTACCGACATGGATGTGCAAGAAGTCACAGGCCGTAAGCTTGTCAAAACCATGAACAAAACAGGACGCGCCAAGGGATTCATGCGCGGCATTGCCACCTATGAACTGTCTATTTCTGTTGTGATCCCTTTAAACGGTGATATGGATTGGGGCGCGATTGAAGGCTCGAAGCTGACCCAATACCCGATTAGTGGCTCAGGGGGTAAGCGTATTTCATACCTTGACTGTTTTGTGACAGAGGTCGGGGAAAAATATTCCACCGATAACGAAGCGAAACGCGACCTAAAACTGAATGCATTACGTAAGGTGATTGAATAATGGCAGACATAAAACCACAGATGTTACTGGATGGGATTGACCACGGGGGAAAACGTCACCTGATATTTGCCGTTAAAATTCCTGTGATGCGTGACGTCTATGATGCACTTGATGAAACAGAGGAAGCCTGCGGTTCAACAGAAACCAAAGGGGCTGACTTATATTATCGCATGGCGCTCACCAAACGTGCACTCACACAGTTGGGCGATATCCCCCAAGAGGATATCACCACTGATTTCTTGCTGGATAACCTCACCAGTTTGGATTATGACGTAATTGACCGCGCGATTGATGAGGCAAAAAAAAAGCGACGCGACGCGAACAAAGACGCGATAGCTTTCGAAACGTTGTCTTAGCCCTCGGTCAGTATGGATTTACCGAAGAGCAGTGCCTATCAATGAGCCGTCCTGCCTTGGACGGCTATCTTAATGCGTTAAACCGCCTGCATGGCGGTCAGTCAACATCGACGAAATCGACAATGACACGCGTCAAGTCTCGCCGTCAACGTCAGCAAAAATCGAAACGAGGTTAATCATGGCTAAAGAATTTAAACTCTCGATGGTCATTTCGGCACGTGATGACGCCTCTAAGGCAATTACCAAAGCGATGCGTGATAGCACCAAAGAGAGCCAGAACGCTGAAAAAGCTCAAGAGAAACTCAGTAAGCGCCAACGCACCACCTCAGAAGAAGGTATACGTCAAAATCGGGCATTGGGTGAAGAAATCAAGCGTCAAAACCGTGCCCGTGAAACACTAGGTATCCGCGCTGAGCGTGCCATACAGCGTGAAATCCAGCAAACTATTGCATCTTATAACCGTTTAGCTCGTAGCGGTACACTCTCTATTGATGAACAATCACGCGCCTATGAGCGTATGCGCCAGCGTGTTAGTCAGCTTAGAGTTGAAATGCAAGGCATGAATAGATTAGCACGAGTCTCTGATATAGCAGGAAGCATTGCTAAAGCAGGTGGTGCTCTGGTCGCAGGAGGAATGGTTGTTGCTCCCCCTGTTAAAAAACAAATGAGTTATAGTCGAAGATTGGCTGATATGAGTAATGTCGCCTTTAATGATCGTGATATCCAAGGGCGTATTGAAGGTAAAAAAGAGTTAGATATTATTATTCAAGATTCTATTGCCAAAGGCGGAGGAACTAAAGAAGAGGCAGCTAATCTTCTCGGTGGATTGCTTGCAAAAGGCGTTTTTAAATTTGAAGAAATCAAAGAGCTAATGCCACTTTTACAACAGTATTCAACGGCTACAGGTGTTGGCGGTGAAGAGTTAGCAAAAGTGACCGAGTCATTGAAAGAGTATGGGATCACTTCTGCTGATGAAATGATGAAAGTGATGGATGCCGCTATCCGCTCTGGCCAAGAAGGTTCATTTGAGTTTTCTGATATGGCCAAGTGGTTGCCTGAAATTTTATCTAAAGCTAAAGGTCTAGGCTATAGCGGGTCTGAGGATATTGTTAAGCTATTAGCTTACAGCCAAGGGATGATGAAAAACGCACCAACAGCCGATACCGCAGGTAATAACTTTGTCAATTTACTCAACAAGGTTTCAAGTCAGGAACTCGCAACAAAAGCCAAAGCCATTAAAGTGGATGGATATGGCATTGATATGGCGGGCACATTAACACAAGCTAGAGCTGCGGGGATTGATCCTATTTCCGCTTTAGTTGGACTGACTGATGTCATTGCACAACAAAACCCCGAGTTTAGAAAAATCGAAGCGCAACTGTCTAAAACTGATAAAAATTCACCTGAGTATCAAAAGCTACTTGAGTCACAACGTCGAATTCTTGAGTCCTCCGCTATCGGTCAATTAATTGCCGACCAACAGGCGCTTATGGGGCTTCTCGCTGCACGTGAGTATCGTGGTTATATCAAGCAAGTTGAAAATGAAAGTAAAAAACAGCTTACTTTACCCAAAGGTGAAGGTGAGGGTTATATATCGTATGCGGTTATCGCACATGAAAATGACTTCAAAGTACAACAAGCTAAAGAGCAAAGTGATTTTGCTCAGATGGACGCTGTAAAACCACTGTCAGATTCTTTGGGTAATTTAGCTGATAAATTCACAGACTTTAGTAAAGAGTTTCCAGGTCTCACTACCGCTGTGATGGGGGCAAAAACAGGCATTGAAGCCATGACTCAAGCGGCGATTGCCTTTGCTGCCCTTAAATTTTTATTGGGTGGCAGTGGTGGTCTATTTAATCGAGCACCGAGAACAATCCCCAATGTTCCGCCTGCGACGACGACCTCCCCATTAAGCGGAGCAAAAAACGCTTTTTCTAAAATACTTCCTAAGGGCTTAGGGAGTAAAATATTACCGATTATCAGCACGGGTATAATGGCGTATGAAGGCGCACAAGATTTTCCCTTAATTCAACTACAAACTAAAGAGGAAAAACTGAATGACTATCAACAACGTTTCGGTCGCGAACTCAATGAGCAAGAAAAAGCCCTTTTCGGCACGCCTGGGTTTAAAGATGCACTGGATGATGTGTTAAAATGGTTGCATCCGACTAAAGATGAACATAACTCATCACCCTCTCAACGTTCTCCCGCACTCCCCCCTTATTTGACAGGCAGAAATAGCTCACCATTATTTGCTGTACCTGATTATGGGCGTCCCATCACAAGCAGTGATGCGCAGAAAGTGGCTTATCAACCTTCTGTTAAGCCCAATACACATCATGCTCTGCCATCGATACAAACACCCCAGCACATTGAGTTGAGAACAACCGTGGAATTAGATGGTCATGTGCTTGCAGAAGCGGTGAATAAAATCAATGGACAGGATGCCAATCGTTCTACGGGAGGATTTTATTAATGAGTTGGCAAACCGATTTACAACAAGCCAGTTTCCGTGGTGTGCGATTTGATGTCTACAAGACAAAAGACAGTATTTCGCGAGAGGTCGCAACGCATGAATACCCCTTTATTGAAGGGGGGAACGTGATGGATTTAGGGCGTAAACCCCGTCATTTTCGTATTAGTGCGGTATTTTGGGGAGACAATTATAAACGTGATATGGATAACCTAATAGCGGTGCTTGATAAGCCAGGCAAAGGTGAGTTAGTTCATCCCATTCATGGCTCTATTGCGCAAGTTCAATGCATTGAATACAGCATTAGTCATGAAGCTGAAAACGTTGATAGTTGCGCCTTAGAGTTGGTTTTCCTCGAGGTGAATACCGGCACACAACTCGCACAGGTACATCCTGAACAGCTCGGTGATGACATTTTTGACAAAATCAATCAACTCTCTGAGCGTATGAGTGACCTGTTTGAACAAGTGATTGCTCCCATCAATAAAGGTGTTCGGTATCTCGCAAAAGGTAAAGCGACATTATCAGGCATGATGAATACGTTAATTATTATGCGCGGGGATTTTAATGGCTCATTCAGTGATGGCGTAAATTATCTCAGTTATCCACGTGCCTTTATGAATGATTTGCAATCAGTTTTAGATGTTCGCACTCGTGCCGTAGCCGATTTGCTCAATTTAAAATTTCCTGGTGTGATTAAGACAAAACCATCCAATGACGATAAAGGCTACAGCTCGCCGTTTATGGGCTCAAATATGCCACCAAATGGCTATCTTCCTAATGACTCACAGACCATCAACGTGGCACAAGGAGTAAATGCGACCACTTTATTATCGGCGTGGAGTGATAGCGTTACAGTGGTTGATGAATTGGTGAGTTTACCTGTTGCTTTAGTGCAAGAAAAGCGTGTCGCCACCGTTCCCATGCCAAGCAATGCACAGCCTGCCGATGTGCAGGATTTGGTGGTGCTGTATCAAGTCATGGGCATGGCTGAAATGGCGGCCATCACCACGCAAGTGCTTGCAGATCCTGTTCAACCTAACCAAATGTCACCCACCGATATTGAATTGATGGTCAATGAAGTGAGGAGATTAGCCTTACAGGCTATCATCACGTTACGCACGGATTATCAGCCTCGGACACAATCAGTCAGCGCTGATGCTGAACCTATCGGTTTATTGTGGCAAGGTGTGGTGTTATCCCTCAAAGAGGTCGCACTAGGTGTACAAACCTTGGGGCTACGTGTTATAGAAAAACGCCCGCCATTGACCCGTAAAACCTTAACTGCACCGGCGAACTTTCATTTACTCGCACACATCTGGTATGGCGATTATCGTCGCGCCACCGAGCTACACCGTTTAAATCCACAGGTTCGCAACCCAAACTTCTTACAAATCGGAGATGTCATCAATGCTTATGCCCGATAATACCGAGTTAAAAGATAAAATCACATTACTGATTGGTGGGACGGCGCATAGTGATTGGCAAACCTACCGCATTGACAATGATTTTTTAAAAGCAGCTGATGCATGGCAATTATCCCTTGGCTTGCCTGACGGTTATTTTCCTGCGGATGCGGTAAGAGGCGCGCCTGTTAAAGTGAAAATGAATGATGATGTGGTGTTATCAGGTCGTGTTGATGCCGTTGTGCGTGATATTTCCCGTCGTGGTATAACACTAAGTCTCTCAGGGCGTGATGATTCGGCGATTTTGGTCGATTGTGCTGCCCCTATTTTCAGCGCTCGTCAGTTAAGTCTTGATGAAGTAATTGCCAGCATTGTACGTCCATTAGGGATTAAAAAAATCCGCATTCAAGCCAAGGGAGTTACTCGTAATGATCGCGTGCATATTGAACCGGGTGAGCGAGCATGGGACTCATTAATGAAAGCTGCTGCCGGGCGTGGTTTACACCCGTGGTTCGAACCTGATGGGACATTAATCATTGGGGGGCCAGATTATACTCAACCACCGGTTGCACATCTGATCATGCGCCGAGATGGACAAGGTAATAATCTGATATCATTGTCAGACAGCCGTCATATTCAAGGGTGTTTTTCAGAGCTAATGATACTCGCGCAAAGCCATGCGACCACGACTAGCAATAAAAAACTCCCCATAAAACCCGTCGAATTAGCAGCTCCCAGTGATAAAACGCCCAAAGTATATACAGCCACATATGATGCGACAGATAACGACACTGCGGCTATTTCAAGTGCATCAGGCCAGCATCGTCTAAAAATAAAAGTGGTCGACCCAACAGTACCGTATTATCGCCCGCAAATTCTGACCTCGGGAGATGTTGATAATCAAGAGCAGCTCCAATATCGTGCCAAAAAAGCCATGGCGGATGCTCGTTTATCGGGTCTTGATATTGTAGCGGAAGTATATGGTCACCGAACCTCAGAGGGGCAGTTATGGACTCCTGGTCAACGCGTACATATCCAAAGTGAGTTGCACGGTATTGATGATATTTTCTTTTTAATGGGACGTACCTTTATTGGGGGACGCCCCGGTGGAGCAGTGACACAATTGCGTTTTAAAGAGGATGCGGTGTGGATACCGGATGCTTTTCCAACACAAAAACGACAATATCGCAGTAAAGGAAAAGGTAAAGATCAAATTAAACCTGTCGACCTGCCCGCTCAAACAGGTCAGTAAGGAGATAGCATGTGGAATCAAATTAATCAACGTATTAACCAAGCGTTAAACGGCATTCGAATGGCATTTAGGGCAGTATTAAATGCCACAGAAAGTCATGGCAAAGTCCAAATCATGCAAGGTGAAGGTTTATCGGGTGAGTCATTACAAGGTCAGGAAATATTCCAACACTATGGCTTTACCTCTCACCCTCTCCCCGGCACAGAAGCAATTATTTTACCGCTTGGTGGGTGTTCTTCCCACAGTATTGTTATTGCCACAGAGCATGGAGCTTATCGTCTTGCGGGGCTGGAATCGGGCGAAGTGGCTTTGTATACCGATGAAGGGGCTAAAATTGTGTTAAAACGGGGGCGTATCATTGATGTTGAATGTGACCTTTATCGTGTTAACTGCAAACAATATGAAGTCAACGCAGAAGATAAAGCTGATTTTAACACGCCCATGGTCACCACCCGAGAGCAATTGACCGCAATGCAACAAATCACAGGTTATGGCGGTATGGCAATTAAAGGTGGCAAAGGTGCTAACTTTGAAGGTAATATCACGCAAACTTCAGGAAGCTATCAAACTGATGGGGATGTTAAAGCAGGAGACATCTCCCTTGTAGGTCATAAACACCCTAACGGTCACAATGGCACAGATACTGGTATAGCAAAATCTTAAATCGCTTCACATTATGTGCTGAACCTCTTCATACACTCTTCATTTGTCTATGCTGCGATACTGCGCAGCATGGACAGAACACTCGATACTTCAACGGGCGATTATACGGGAACCCGAACAAACAGCCTCTCTAATGCCGTTTATTTACGTCTCATGACACCACTTGGCAGTTGGTGGGCTGACCGTTCATTGGGTTCTCGATTACACGAATTAACACGCGAAAAAGATATTTCGCGTGTTTATGTATTAGCGCGTCAATACGCTGAACAAGCCTTACAACCTTTACTCGATGATGGTCGAGCACGCTCGATCCAAGTTACCCTCCATCGTGATGGTTTAAAACGGGCGGTACTGTGGATTGACATTATTGATGCCAGTCATCAACCGCAAACCTTCAAACATATTGTCAGGATTGCATAATGTTTATTACGCCTACATTTGAACAAATCCGCGATACCCTATTACATGATCTCAAAAATCAGCTCCCCGATGCGGATATTGGCCCGGACAGCGATTATTTTGTGCGTGCCTCTTCCGTTGCTAGTGTTGCAGAGGGCATCTATCAGCATCAGAGCTGGATTGTACGCCAAATCTTTCCTGATACGGCGGATAGCGACTATTTAGAACTCCATGCACGAACACGTAATTTAACCCGTAAACCTGCGACTACCGCAAAAGGGATCGCCGTGGTCACAGGCTCAAAAGGTGCGGTATTACCTGCCGGAAGCCAAATTCGGGGCGATAATGTTTCCTGTTTTACCACAGCTGAAGTGACCTTACCTGAAAACGCCCAGGCGACCGTCACTATTCAAGCCACGCAATCAGGCACAATCAGTAATTTATCTACCCCCACGACAGGTGAACTGGTTAATGCGCCTATGGGCGTCAATAGCTTAGTGGCCATTAATCAACTTTCAGGTGGCACCGATATTGAGTCTGACGCCAGTCTATTAGCACGTTTGCTCGATATTATTCGTCGCCCACCTGCCGGAGGAAATAAATATGATTACCGCCGTTGGGCACTAGAAGTGCCCGGCGTAACTAATGCCTTTGTTTATCCGCTACGTCGAGGGTTGGGAACCGTCGATATTGCGATCACCTCTGCTGACGGTCTGCCTTCTCGTGACATTATCGAAGCTACACAAGCCCATATTGATGATGTTCGCCCCGTCACAGCGAAAAATTCTAATGTGGTCGTCCCGACACTGAGAAATGTCGATTTTGAGGTAGAAATCACCCTTGAAGGTGTTAGTTTAGAAGCGGCCATTGCGCAAGTTAAAAACGAAATTCAAATGACCATGAGTCGTATTGCACCTGGCCAGCGTTTAATTCGTAGTGAAGTTGAAACGGCTATTTCATTAATACCAGGTATTGTCGACCGCCTTATTGTTAAACCAGCCAGTAATGTTATCGCATTGGTTGATGAATCCCATCTTGAATGGCTACGCCCTGGCCGCATTGTGGTGAGGCAACCGCAATGAAATCACTATTAAAACAGTTATTACCGCCGATGAGTTATGCGCTAGAAGCCCCTCGACTTGATGCTGAATTAGAGGGGGAAGCGCACTGTTTTCTACTCGCTCAAGAAAGTGCTATCCGTGCCCATAACGGTGTTACCCCTTATTTTGCACAAAACTTACTTTCCGATTGGGAGCGTGTTTTAGATGTCACGCCTGATGAAACATTAAGCTATCAGCAACGTTTGGAGCGTGTTTTAGTTAAACTCGCTGAAACGGGGGGGTTGTCTATTCCTTACTTTATTCAACTGGCTAAAAAATTGGGCTATCACATCACTATTGATGAATTAGATCCTTTTCAAGCAGGCGTGAGTCGTGCCGGTGATAGGTTGACACACCCTGGTATTTTATGGGTTTGGGTGGTCAATATTTTCGGTGCTAAATCGCAATTTTATCGTTTCCGCGCCGGTGGTTCTGTTGCAGGTGAACGCCTTTCATTTTGGGCAGATACCATCATTGAAGCTGTTTTTAATGACTTAAAGCCGGCTCATACCTTTTGTTACTTTACTTATCAGGAGTCTTGATATGCAGGACTTAATGCCCCCTATAAATACCCATGACAGTGCATTCCATGACGGCGACCCAACGACAGGTCAGTTAGGTACCATTGTGAGTGCGCTTTGGTTAAATAACATCCAGTCCGCAACACGTGATATACAAGCTGAAATAATAAATGTATTAGCTAAGGCAGGGCTGAAACCTGATGCTAAAAAGAGTAATCAGTTGGCTGAAGCCATCGCTCAAATTATCGGTAATGGACATTATGCATCGACGGCTTATGTTGATTACGGACTCACTAAAAAAATAGATAAAGCAAGTCTCTCACAGCAACTTGGTAATGATGTAAATAAAGTACCTAGTTTAGATTTGGTGACTAAAGAGCTAGGGAATAAACAACCTAAAGGTGATTATGCATTAAAAACATGGGTTGATAATATTTATTATAAACGAGATGACAGTCCTTCATTTAATGAAATTAGTGCTACAGCTATTCGAGTGAATAGTGTTAACGTCGCGCTAAAAGGGGATTGCTATACAAAATCAGAATCTGATAATAAATATTCTCCGAAATTACCCTTTGTATACTCTTCGGGTGAGGAGTCAAAAATCATATCACCAAACAATAAAATCCTTATTTTTGTTAATGATAATGGAACAACAGGAGGGTATGACAGGGATACTCAAGCAACAGTCTGGGGGTTTGATAAACGTGGATTTATGACAAGAGGCACTGTGCATTTTGACAGAATGTCAGGTGTTTATTCACAATCACAGGTAGATGCTAAGTTAAAAGAGTGCCTAAATTTAAAAACATCATCAAAACAATTTATTGCAAGTGATATATATGCACCCACTTTCATTACAGGCTCGCAGTATGGAGAACGTTCCTATTTAGAACATAAAAGTGATGAGCTTACTATTACCCACATATCGCCAAAATCAGGGGCAACAAATATTACTTGTAGAAATAAAAGTGGTACCTTAGCACTATTGGGTGATCTCGAAGATGTTAATAATATCCCTGTTGGTTCCCCTATTCCGTGGTCATTAGCTACAGCACCCTCTGGTTATCTAATCTGTAATGGTCAAACATTTAATAAATCAACATACCCAAAACTAGCCGTTGCTTATCCATCAGGAAAACTACCTGATTTGCGCGGTGAGTTTATTCGTGGTTTGGACAGTGGGCGCGGTATTGATGCGGGGCGTTCGGTATTATCAGTTCAAAAAGGTAATAGCTTGTTATCCAGTAATATTTTTGGTGGATTGAGTTCATCGGAATCAAACAAATGGCATAAAGCAATTAATTATATCGGTATTACAGGTACTAATAATGACGGTGGTTATGGAGTTCACCAGCAAATAGAAGGCGCTAATGGAAATGAAACTCGCCCACGTAATATCGCCTTTTTATATATAGTGAGAGCAGCATAATGAGCAAATATAGTTTAGATATCCAGAAAGGAAAAATCGGTGATAATGGTTTGGCAGAAATCGCAGGTTGGGTTAAGTGTTATTTAGCTCATCCAATTACGCGTGAATATATGGGCGCAACCATGGAAAATGTCATGTTTGATGTTTCATTATCTGCAGGTGCTTATTTAGATGAACCACCATTACCCCAAAAAGAAAATCAAGCCGTTAGACGTAGAGAAGATGGTAGTGCATGGGAGATTGTTGACGATTGCCGAGGTTTAACCGCCTACAATACGCAAACAAAGCAACCTATCATCATTGATTTTATGGGGCCATTGCCTGAATCTCTCACATTGTTAAAACCGAATAGTGAGTTTGATAAATGGGATGGTAAGAACTGGATTGTTGACACAGAAGCCCAAAAAGCGGCACTCATTACACAGATTAAACAGGAGAAATCACGACGCTTAGATGAAGCAGATAATATAATCACATATTTGCAAGAAGCTGTTGATGTTGACTTAGCCACAGAAGAAGAGGCTACAGCACTGCAAAAATGGAAAAAATACCGAGTTCTGTTAAATCGTGTTGATATTTCAACGGCGCCAGATATCGAATGGCCTAAAAAACCTTAG